ACTTCAATGAGATTAACCATCTTGAGAAGAATCATCGTAACTGATGGGTATTAGGTACAAGGTATAAAAAATCTGAGCTTTAAGTTGTGAGTACTCGCAAATCTCACATCCCCAAGATTTCCAATTTTAGATAATATAAAAAATGGCCACACGATTTTTAGTTTCCACTATACTACAAACTTAAAAAACAATGATGGCCATTTTTTTTTAAAAAAATGAAAATATTTTGTAATAAAGCAAAACACGGTTATACTTATTATTGTATCGATAAATGATACCATTAATAAATAAACAATAAACATAAACTAATAGGAGATAAATAATGGATTTAAATGCAATTAAAAAACGATTAAATCAGTTACAAACCACAAACAATCGTACTTCCAGCCTTTGGAAGCCACAACCAGGTAAAACTCAAATCAGAATCGTTCCTTACGCTTTCAATAAAGATAATCCTTTTATTGAATTATTCTTTCATTACAATCTGAACAATCGTTCTTATCTTTCACCTATTTCTTTTGGTAGACCAGACCCTATTGAAGAGTTTGCTCAAAAACTAAAAGGTTCAGGTAGTAAAGAAGATTATCAGTTATCAAGAAAACTTGAAGCTAAAATGAGAACTTTTGCACCAGTCATTGTAAGAGGTGAAGAAAAACAAGGAGTGAAGTTTTGGGGATTTGGAAAGACAGTTTATCAAGAACTTCTTTCTATTATCGCAGACCCTGATTATGGCGATATCACCGACCCTGTAAATGGTCGTGATGTTGTTGTTGAGTTCATCTCAGCAGAGGAGACTGGAGCAAGTTATCCAACAACAAAAATCAGAGTTAAACCTAATCAAACACCAATTTCAGATGAACCTGAAGTTCTTGAAGTAGTAAAAACACAACAAGATATTAAGGAAATCTATCAAGAGTTATCTTATGATGACCTTACTGATGTATTGAATGAATGGTTGAATCCAAGTGATGATTCATCTGATGAAGAGGAACAAGAAAAAGTTTCTGCTTCAGAAATTTCAAATTCAAAGACAGTAAGTAATTCAGCAGATGCTTTTGATGAATTATTTAATTCGTAAATTATAACAATATATGGGAGTCATATATTGGCTCCCATTATTAACTTAAGGAGATTAGGATGGCATCAGTTAATGATGTATTGGCCTCAACACTGGCCGATAGTTTAAATAAAAAGTTCAAAGATACTAAGGTAGCATACTTCCTTGATGGTACAGATACAACACCTACTGATATTAAAGATTTTATATCAACAGGTAGTTCGATGTTGGATTTGGCTATATCAAATAGACCAGATGGTGGTATTGCAGTTGGTAGAATCACAGAAATCAACGGATTAGAATCAAGTGGTAAATCTCTACTTGGTGCTCATGTACTTGCAGAAACACAGAAAAAGGGTGGAGTTGCAGTTTACATTGATACAGAAACATCAGTATCACAAGAGTTTATGGAAGTGATTGGATTAGATATGAGTAAAATGTTATACTTACATCTTGAGACTGTAGAGGATATCTTTGAGGCAATTGATGAGATTGTTACTAAAGTAAGAGAATCGGATAAAGATAGATTAGTAACTATCTTGGTTGATTCATTGGCAGCTGCATCCACTAAAGTAGAGATGGAAGCTGATTTTGATAAAGATGGTTGGGCAACAGCTAAAGCTATCGTTATCAGTAAGGCAATGAGAAAGATTACTCAAATGATTGGTAAACAAAAAGTTGCTTTAGTATTCACAAATCAATTAAGACAAAAACTTGGAGTAATGTTTGGAGACCCCTGGACTACTTCAGGTGGTAAAGCTTTACCTTTCCACGCTTCTACTCGTATTCGTTTAAAGAATATGGGTCAGATTAAAGATACAGGTAAAAATGTATTAGGCATGAAATGTAGAGCACAAATTGTTAAGAATCGTTTAGGACCACCTTTACGACATGCAGATTATGATATGTACTTCGATAGAGGTATTGATAACTATGGTGCATGGTTGACTGTGTTGAAAGAACACAAGTTAGTTAAATCTGGTGGTGCTTGGTATACATTAGTTGATGAGAGTGGACAAGAACATAAGTTCCAATCAAAAGATTGGGAAGACTTAATTACCGAAAACGATGAATTAAGAGAATATGTTTACAAAATCATTTGTGATAAGGTTATATTGAAATACAAAGAAAAACTTGGTATTGATGATGTAGAGTTCACAGATGAGGTTATCGGTGATTAATAAAAAACACTTATCGATACTTGAAGAGATTAAAAAATCTGGCGGAAAAGTTGATAGTGGTAAACCAAACGACTCGGTTTTATTGATAGACGGGTTAAACACTTTTATTAGAGTGTTTTCTGCGATACCTACTACTAATGAGGATGGAATTCACATTGGTGGAATAGTAGGTTTTTTAAGGTCAATTGGTTATACTATTAATATGGTTAGACCTACTCGAACTATCATTGTATTTGATGGTAAAGGTGGGTCTAACCGCCGAAGAAAAATCTTTCCTGAATATAAAGCAGGAAGAAAAATGTCAGTTAGGTTGAATCGTCATTTAGATGTTTCACTTACAAGAGAAGATGAACACAAGATGATGATTCGACAATTGAATCGAGTAATAGAATATCTTGAGTGTTTACCACTTACACTTATGAACATTGAAAGTATAGAAGCTGATGATGTTATAGGGTATAGTAGTAAACACTTATTTAAAGATAAATGTACCATTATGTCTACTGATAAAGATTTCTTACAATTAGTAAATGATAGGATTCGTGTATATTCACCAACAAAGAAATTAATGTATGATGAAGAACGAATTAAAAATGAGTATGGAATAGATGCTAAAAACTTTTTACTATATAGAGTTATGGATGGAGATAAATCAGATGGAATACCAGGTATCAAAGGTGCTGGGTTAAAAACATTATTAAAAGTATTTCCTTATCTTGAATCACCACATCAGTTTACAATTGATGATATTATGAAAAGTTCAGATGCAAATAAGAAGAAATATAAAATATGTGAAACTATTGTTAATAATAAAGACCAATTGTTTTTGAATAAAAAACTTATGGATTTGGAAGAACCAATTATTTCTGGTAATAGTAAACAAAAAATACAAGGAATAATTGAACAACCAATTCAGAGAATGGTTAAACATAAATTTCAAAGAATGTTTTTAGAAGATAAATTATACACTGCTCTACCCAATCTTGAAAGCTGGTTACATTCAACATTTAATAGATTAAATCAAATGGCGGAGAAAACTCATGGGTAGAAAGAGAAAATATCATACCTCAAAAGAGAAGAGAGAAGCTCAAAGAAAGTGGCAAATGGAACATTACAAAAGAAATGCAGAAGAAATAAAAGCAAAAGCTCGACAAAAATATCGTGATAAGAAAAGAAAAGAATTTTATGATAAGAAAGTACAAGATATGTATGGAAATTTAGGATGACAATACAAGAACACTTCAAAAAGTTTTATAATATGGAACCATATATTTTTATCGATGAAAAAGAATGGCAATCCATTATGGAAACTTATGAAAAAGAAGATGTTATTGAAGAGTTATCAAAAGTATTACACACATATAGGCCACCAATACCAGTTATATCGGAGCGACAAACACTTGATAGTTTGAATAAGTTAAAAGGTATTAGGTGGCCAGAATTATTAGTAAAGAGTGGTTGGTTCCCACGAAATGAAACGGAGTCGAAGTATGATTTATCTGAAATGTATTTCAAACGAGATAATAATGGTAATAATGCTTCGAATCCATTTCACATAGAAACAAGATGGAAAGTTGATTGGACGAGAACACCAAGTGGTTGGAGAACATGGCAAACTATAGATGGTATCAAAACAATTGTTAGGGCTTTTTATACATTAGAACAAGTATTAACAAAGGTTGATGAACAATCAATCAGAATGGCCACTACATTAAGAAAATATGTAGCATCTCAATTCAAACCAAGTATTGCTAAAGCATTCTATGATTATCATCAAAGTGTTAATGTACTTGATTTTAGTGCTGGTTGGGGTGATAGGTTAGCAGGATTTTATTGTGGTGAAACTACAGAACATTATGTTGGTATAGACCCTAATACTTTGAACCATCCAAATTATAAAAAACAAGTTGAGTTTTATGAAAAACATAGAACAATATTTGAGAATGAAAAGAAAGTGGATTTGATTTGTTCACCTGCAGAAGATGTGGATTATACTAAGTATGAAAATCACTTTGATACAATCTTTACTTCACCACCTTATTTCAATGTAGAGAAATATTCAGATGAAGATACACAAAGTTACATACGATATAAAGATATTGATAGTTGGAATAAAAACTTTTTACATAAAACACTTGAGAAGTTAATTCCCACATTAAAGAAAGATGGTATATTAGCAATCAATATTGCAGATGTATATAATCCAAGTAAAAAGAATTATTATGAAATCTGTAATCCAATGAATGATTTTCTGAAATCAAAAGGATTAAAATATGATGGTTGTATAGGAATGGAAATGACCAAACGATTCAATAGTGGTGGTGCTGGTAATGCAAAGAGTGAATATTTTGATGATAAACTAAAAGAACAAACAGAAAAAACACAAGATGTGGCCTTCGGTGAACCAATTTGGATTTGGAGAAAATAAATTGAATTCTAAACAAAGAAAGTTATAATTATATATATGAGTGAATCATTAGTAAAATATGGTACTGGTTTTCAAAGTAAAATAATCACATCACTTTTGGTGGATTCTAAATATATTAAACAGATTATTGATATTTTAGAAGTGAGTTATTTTGATTCAGATAGTAACAAATTCTTAATTAAATCAATCAAAGATTACTTCGGTAGATATAAAACTAATCCTACAATGGAAGCCATTAAGGTTTTAATTGATGATGTAGATAACGATGTATTGAAAACATCAATTGTAGATTCATTAAGAAACGCTTGGCAATATCGTGAGAGTAATGATTTAGAATTTGTACAAGAAAAATCTCTTGAGTTTTGTAAGAATCAAGTTGTAAAGAATGCTATTATGGAATCAGTTGAGTTATTAGAAACACAAAAGTACGATGAGATAAAAACAATCATTGATAAAGCTATGACTGCTGGTATGGAAAGAGATATCGGACACGAGTATATTACAGGTTTTGAAGAACGAATGACACAACAAACAAGAAACACAATGCCAACACAATGGGATAGTGTTAATGATTTGATGGATGGTGGATTAGCTGGTGGTGAACTTGGTGTTATAGTTGCTCCTGCTGGTATTGGTAAATCATGGACTCTACAGGCGTTAGGTGCTCATGCAGTTAAAAAAGGATTGACAGTAATACATTATACATTAGAGTTAAATGCTCAATATGTAGGATTAAGATATGATACAATTGTAAGTGGACAACCAACAGGTAATCTACAATATTATAAAGAAGAAGTTTTAAGTAAGATAAATAAATTAAAAGGTAATTTAATTATTAAATACTATCCAACAAGAACCGCAAGTGTAAATACATTAACTGCTCATTTACAACAATGTGAGTTACAAGGTATGAAACCAGATATGGTGATTGTGGATTATGCAGATATTATGAAATCAACACAACACTTTACAGAAAAAAGACATCAAATAGGTCATGTGTATGAGGAGTTGAGAGGTATGGCAGGTGAATTTGATATTCCATTATGGACTGCATCTCAAGCAAATCGTTCATCATTAGAAGAGGATGTGATTGGTGCTGAAAAGGTTTCGGAAGATTATAGTAAAGTGATGACAGCAGATTTTGTTATGAGTATGAGTAGAAAAGTAGAAGATAAGATTGCTAATACAGGTCGTTTTCATGTTATTAAAAATAGATTTGGGCCAGATGGAATAACCTTTCCAGCAACCATTAACACCAATACAGGTTACATACAAATATATGAAACCAACACACAAGGTGGTAAAGAAGTACAAGGTAAAATGAATAACGCTGATGAGTATATTAGGAAAACATTAGCACAGAAGAAGAAAGATTTTGATGGTGAGGGGTTTGAATAAAACTTCTAAGAAAATCTTTTTAAACTTCTAAGAAATTGTATATATTCGGGAATATTCCGCCATATATATCATACATATAATACGAGAAGATTAATAAAATAGTTTACAAATAAGGAGTTTGTTACAGTGGGAGAACATAAGTTTAAGTTATCAGAAAATTTTGTAAGTAAATACAAAAGAAAAAAGGCACCATTCGGTTTTAATGGTTTAGGTGAGTTAGTTTATATGAGAACCTATTCTCGTATCAAAGAGAATGGTAAAAATGAAAGATGGTGGGAAACCGTACAAAGAGTAGTTGAAGGAACTTACTCTATGCAAATGAATTGGATTGAATCACATCAATTAGGTTGGAATCCATGGCAAGCACAAAAGAGTGCTCAAGAAATGTATGATAGAATTTTCAATATGAAGTTTTTACCACCAGGTCGTGGTTTATGGGCTATGGGAACTGCAATCACAGAAGAAAAAGGATTATATGCAGCACTAAATAATTGTGCATTTGTATCAACGAAAACCATTAAAGATGATTATTCTAAACCATTTTGTTTCTTAATGGATGCAAGTATGTTAGGAGTTGGAGTAGGATTTGACACTAAAGGAGCGGGGGAAATAATTGTTAAAGGTGTTGATTCTAAAAGAGATTCACAAGTATATGAAATACCTGATACTCGTGAGGGTTGGGTTGAATCTCTAAGATTATTATTAGAGAGTTATTTTCATGGGCAATCACCAGTTGAATTTGATTATAGTAAAATCAGATTAGCAGGAGAACCAATTAAAGGCTTTGGTGGTGTATCAAGTGGGCCAGACCCTTTAGAAGAAGTTCATAATGATATTAGAAAAGTATTAGAAAAAAATAGTGGTAATCCAATCACAATCACAACCATCGTAGATATTATGAATTTAATCGGTAAATGTGTTGTGGCAGGTAATGTTCGTAGAACAGCAGAAATCGTATTTGGAGACCCACACAATGAAGAATACTTAGATTTAAAAAATTATAAGGTTAATCCACATAGAGACCAATATGGTTGGACATCTAACAATAGTATATTTGCTGAGTTAGGTATGGATTATACTGAAGTATCAAAAAGAATTGTAGATAATGGTGAACCAGGTTTGGCTTGGTTAGATAACATGAGACACTATTCAAGAATGAAGAATGGTGGAGATGATAAAGACCATAGAGCAATGGGTGGTAATCCTTGTTTGGAACAAACATTGGAATCATATGAGTTATGTTGTTTGGTGGAAACATTTCCTGATAACCACGATGATTTAGAGGATTATAAACGAACACTAAAATACGCTTATTTATATGCAAAGACAGTAACTCTTGGTAGAACACATTGGAGTGATACAAACAGAGTGATGTTAAGAAACAGAAGAATCGGTTGTTCAGTTAGTGGTGTTGCTCAATTTATCACACATAGAGGATTAAATGAATTAAAAGAATGGTTAGAGGGTGGTTATAATACTATTCAAGAATGGGATGATGTATATTCAGATTGGTTTGCAATTCCAAAATCAATCAAAACCACAAGTGTAAAACCAAGTGGAACCGTATCATTATTGGCAGGTTCAACACCAGGTTTACATTATCCTGAATCAAGATTTTACATTAGAAGAATTAGGTTATCAGTTAATTCCGAACTAATAGAACCTTTGAAAAAGGCAGGCTATAAAATTGAGCCTGCCTTTGGTTCAGAGGATTCAACATTAGTAGTTGAGGTGCCAGTTGATGTAGGTGAGGGAATCAGAACAGCAAAAGAATTATCTATTTGGGAACAATTCTCATTGGCCTCATTCCTACAAAGACATTGGGCAGATAACCAAGTAAGTTGTACCGTAACATTCAATCCTGAAACAGAGGGAGATGAAATACCAAATGTATTGAATTATTTCCAATATCATTTAAAAGGTATATCACTACTTCCACGACACGATTGGGGTGCTTATCCACAAATGCCATATGAGGCAATAGATGAGAAAGAGTATAACAAACAAGTTAAAAAATTAGGTAAGTTGAACTTTGGAGTGATTAAAAACGAAGAAGCAGAAATTGATAAATTCTGTAACAACGATTCTTGTGAAATACCAAGTTTGACTGGGGATAACGACGACCAAGAATATACAAATGGTTAAAGGATTCACATACCACTGGCAGACGACACACCAGTATAAAAATGTGTCATTCACAAGTAAACAACAAGGAGATGATTATGACATATCGTAATCTAATCGCATCAGTATTGATGATTGGTGGATTGTTCGCACAATCTATTAATGGTACAATTACTGATGTCGACAATAAACCGCTTGAAGGAGCTAATATTGTAGTTCTTGGAACAGATTTAGGTGGAGTATCAGATAATACTGGTGCTTTTTCTATTGATGTTTCTAATGGAACTTATGATGTAACAGCTTCTTTCATTGGTTACTCTTCAATAACTAAATCAATAGTTGTTGAGGGTATCACTACATTAAACTTCGTATTGGATTTTGATGTAGTTTCCTTATCAGATGTTGAGGTGTTAGCATCTCGTGCATCTGAAACAACACCTGTGGCTTATACTAATGTTGATAAAGAAGAAATGGAATTGAGATTAGGTTCTCAAGATATTCCAATGATTCTTAACACAACACCATCAGTATATGCTACTCAACAAGGTGGTGGTGCGGGTGATGCTCGTATCAACATTCGTGGTTTTAATCAAAGAAATGTTGCAGTAATGATTAATGGTGTTCCCCAAAATGATATGGAGAACGGATGGGTTTACTGGTCTAATTGGGATGGAGTAGGTGATGCTACATCTTCAATTCAGGTTCAGAGAGGTCTATCAGCTGTTAATTTGGCAACACCTTCTATTGGTGGAACTATGAATATCATTACCGACCCTACATCTTTTGAAAAAGGTGGGAAGTTCAAACAAGAAGCTGGTGATGGTGGTTTTCTTAAAACTACTGTAAACTACAATACTGGTCTATTATTAAATGACAAGTTAGCTTTGAGTGGAACTATTGTTCGTAAAACTGGTGATGGAATTATCGATGGAACTTGGACTGATGCTTGGGCATACTACTTCGGTGGTTCATATGCCGTAAGTGATAAACAAAGGTTCGAGTTGTATGCAATCGGTGCTCCACAACGACATGGACAAAATCTATACAAACAGAATATTGCCACATACTCACAAGAGTTAGCTGGTAGTATTGATGGATATGATACTGATGCATTTGCAGAGGGTAACAAATTCTCTACTGAAGCTGGTAGATTGTTCAATCAAAATGTCGCACCAATTGACCCATCATATACAGGAAAACAATATTGGTATATGTATGGAGCGAGAACAACAAATAGATTCAATAGTAATTTCTTGAACGAAAGAGAAAACTATTTCCACAAACCATTAGTGAATTTAAATCACTTCTTAACATTAAATGACAAAGCTCGTTTGAGTTCTGTTTTTTATTGGAGTGGTGGTTCTGGTGGTGGAACAGGAACTTATGGTTCTTCTTTCAGAAAACCTGCAGTTGATGGAGAAAGATGGTACGCATCTTCACCGTGGACTTGGGATTGGAATGCAGCAATTGCAACTAATTCTAACAACATCGATGAAAACTTCTCAACAACAGAAAATCGTTCAAAAGGAATTCTTAGAAATTCTATCAACAGACAAAATACCTATGGTTTGATTTCTAAACTAAACTATGTAATTAGTGATAATTTAGAATTACAAACAGGTATTGATTGGAGAACTGCTCGTATAGAACACGCTCGTGAAGTTCGTGATTTATTAGGTGGTGATTACTATGTTGATTATGCAGATAAAAATGCACCTGAAGGTAAAGTAGTTCGTTTAGGTGATGAAATTGCATACTTCAATGAAACAACCGTAGATTGGATTGGTGGATTTGTACAAGGTAATTACACTACAGAAAAACTAAATCTATATGGTATGGGTGGAATCTCATCTATTGAGTATTCTTATCAAGACCATTTTACAGTTGAAGATGAAGTGATTACAGCAGACCCAATCACTACTTACCAAGTTAAAGGTGGTGCATTATTTAATGTGAGTGATAATCTTGGATTATTTGTTAATTCAGGTTTAGTTGAAAAAGCTCCTATCTTAGATAATGTTATCTACTTTGATGGAACCGTAGCATCAGACCCAGCGAACGAAAAGTTCCTACATAATGAGATTGGTGCAAACTTCGGTACACAAAAACTTGGAGTTAGAGTAAGTGCTTACGATACTGATTGGCAAGATAGAAACCTTACAAAATCTGTAACAACAGGTCAAGGTTCATCAGGTGATACTGATATTATCTTCCTAAGAGGTGTAAATCAAAAGCACCAAGGTCTTGAAGTGGAAACCAAAGTGAAACCAAATGATATGGTTGAACTTGATTTCATCGCTTCATTCGGTAATTGGAAATTCGATGGAGATGCTGAGGGTACTTACCAAGAAAACGAGTATAACTCAGAAGGTCAAGTAATCGGATTAACCACTACTGAATATCAATATGCTCTTGACGGATTGTATGTTGGTGATATGCCACAAACATCTTATATCTTTGGTTTAACATTAAAACCATTAAAAGGTCTAAGATTACAGGCATTATACAAAACATATGATAAGAACTATTCAGATTGGTCGCCATCAGCTCGTGAATACGACGGAACAGGTGACGATGCCGATAGGGCACAAGTTTGGGAAGCTCCTGGCTACTCAAAACTTGATTTACACGCATCATACAAACTTCCAATCAAGGATTATGACATTTCCTTAACAGGTCATGTATTTAACGCACTTGATGAAGTATTTGTACAAGATGCTGTTGATAATAGTCAATACAATGGATGGGGTAGTAAACAACACTTACCACATAACGCAGAAGTATTCTTGGGAACACCAAGATATGCGAACATTGGAGTTACTATTAACTTCTAACTAATTTGGGCGGTTGAAATACACCGCCCATTTTACAAAAAAATTTAAGGTTTCAGATTATTTTAATCTATTTATATTAAAGAGGTTTTAATTGTACCAAGCAATACATTACGATAAAAGAAAAAATAAAATTCACATTTGGGATGATAAAAAAGGACATCTTATCGTCCCTTTCAAAAAATATGCTTATGTAAAAAATCAAACGGGCCTTCATTATACATTAGATGGAGATAAAGTAAAGAAAGTATATCAATGGGATAATGAAGATAAAAATGTTTTCGAAAGTGATGTTCCAATACCAACAAGATTTTTAGTTGATAACTATACAGATTCAGATGATGTAAGTGAGGGAATCAGAACTTTCTTTTTTGATATTGAGGTAGAGGTTGTGGATGGTTTTCCTGATGTGATGAAGGCCAATGAAAAGATAACTTCTATCGCGTTCTATGATGAAATGTTAGAAAAGTATTATTGTTATACATTAGATGAACAAAGTAAATTACAAAACTATGAAGATGGTGATGTGGTTGTTGAGTTGTTCAGAACAGAGTATGAGTTATTAACAAAGTTTTTCCAAAAGTATATAGAAATATCACCACACATTTTAAGTGGTTGGAACTCGGAGTTCTTTGATGTTCCATATCTTTACAATAGAAGTGTTCAAGTATTAGGTAAAGAAGTTGCAGATATGTTATCACCTATTCGTGATGTAATGTATTCAGAATATAAAAAGAAACATAATATTGCAGGTGTTAGTTGTTTGGATTATCTTCAGTTGTATCGTAAGTTCTCACCAATCCAACAATCAAGTTATCGATTAGATTATATCGGAGAAGTAGAAGTCGGTATGAAAAAGGTTGAGTATGAGGGAACACTAAATGATTTATATGAAAAGGATTTACAGACATTTATTGATTACAATATCCGAGATGTACGAATCTTGATTGAGTTAGATAAAAAGTTAGATTATATCAATATTGCTCGAGGTATAGCTCATCTCGGTCATGTTCCATATGAAGATGTTCATATGAGTTCAAGATATCTTGAGGGAGCAATCTTAGTCTATTTAAAAAAGATTGGAGTTGTTGCACCTAATAAACCACCAAGACCAAAGAAACTTGATAATGATAAATTTGCAGGTGCTTATGTTCAACCGCCACAAAAAGGTAGACATGAGTGGGTTTACGATTTGGATATTACATCAATGTATCCGAGTGTTATTCGTTCTCTAAATATCTCACCAGAAACAAAGGTTGGTAAAATAGAGGGTTGGGATGCAGAACAATTCTTAAATAAGAATAATAATAAAACTTATAGTTTACAAAATAGAAATGGTAAAGAAATTGATAAGGTTAATCATATTGAATTAAAAGATTATTTAGAAAATACAGGTGTTAGTATTGCATCTAATGGTGTTATGTATCGTACAGATAAACAAGGATTGATTCCAGCACTACTCACCAAGTGGTTCAATGAAAGAGTTGAAATGAGAAAACTTGTGAAGAAGTTTCATGAACAAGGTGATAAAGAAAAAGAACAATATTTTGATAGAAGACAATATCTACAGAAGATTCTATTGAATTCTTTGTATGGTGTATTAGGATTACCTGTATTTAGATTTTATGATTTGGATAACGCGGAGGCGACAACTCTCACTGGTCAAGCCTTAATTAAGTTCAGTAAGAAGATAACGAATCACTTTTATAATAAAGAGCTTGGTGATAATGATGATTATGTTATTTATATTGATACCGATTCCATTTTCGCCTCTGCTGTTCCATTGGTCAAGAAAAGATTTCCAAATGATAAGTTAAGTGAAACTATGATGACACAAAGAATTATGGAGATTTGTGGTGAGGTACAAGAGTTTTTAAATACAAGTTACAATTACTTTGCCAAGAAGTTCTTGAATATTGATGACCATGTATTTGATATTAAACAAGAGGTGATTGCAACTACAGGATTGTTCATTACAAAGAAACGATATGGATTACACATTATAAATGATGCTGGTAGAAAAGTAAATACGATTCATGTTAAAGGTTTGGATACGGTTCGTAGTAATTTTGCATTTGCTATGAAAGACTTATTACAAAATGTATTACAAGATATTCTTGCAAAAGTTCCGAAAGAAAAGATAGATGAAAGAATATCAGTATTCAAAAGAAATATGACATCATTACATTATGATGTAATGGCAAATCCAATCGGTGTAAAGGGTATTGGAAAGTATGAAGTGAAAGATGAAGATTCACCATTCAGTACATATAAAAAGGGTGCACCTGTTCATGTAAAGGCTGCAATCAATTATAATTCTTTATTAGAATATTGGTATGAGGGTAGAAAGTATGAAAAGATTAATAATGGTAGTAAAATTAAATGGGTGTATTTAAAAGAAAACGAGTTTGGATTTGATACCATAGCTTACAAAGGTTATGAAGACCCACCACAGATTTTAGATATGATTAAAAACTATATAGACCATAGTAGAATGTTTGAACAGGCAATGAGTAAAAAGATTGGTATGTTTTATGAGGCTATGGGATGGGAAGCCGTAGTTGATAAACAACAAAGTATTGAAAGATTTTTTTGATTTTCAAAATTTGTATATATATTTATATATACATAATAACACAATAGGAGAAAAAGGTTATGGACAAAAGTAAATTAAAACGATTCATCGACAAGTATTCACTTGGTGGTGAAATCAAATCAGTTAAATGGGTTAGTAATGGAGATAAACTAGCAACAAGATTCATCTCTGGTGATAAATCAGTTGTTGGTAGTGTTATTGTTGATAAATTTACTGGTATTGAATCATCTGATTTAGGAGTTTATAACACACCACAATTCTTATCACTTTTAAACATTATGGGTGATGATGTAGATTTTAAATTAACTTCATCAGGTGATAAATTTATTAGTGTGGATATAACAGATTCAAAATCAAAAACTTCAGCAAAATATATGTTGAGTGATTTATCAGTAATACCAACACCACCAGAACTTAAGAATCTTCCAAGTGATTGGGATTTAGATATTAAAGTTGATTCTAATTTTATTAACACATTTATTTCTGGTAAGGGTGCTCTTGCTGATACAGAATCATTTACAATTCTTACTAAAAATGATAAGGTAGAAGTTGTAATTGGTTATAGTAATGTTGCAACTAATCGTGTAACAATACCTGTAGAAGTTAGTGAGTACAAAGATATAGAACCTATTTCATTTAATGCAAATATGTTCTCTAATATCTTAAGTGCTAACAAAGAGTGTCAAACAGCTTCACTAAAAATTAGTAAAGATGGTTTAAGTAAAATCAATTTCAACATTGATGATTATTCATCAGAATATTATTTGGTGGCAACTCAACAAACTAATTAATGTATTTAGAATACTTTGATAAGTTCTTAAATATGGAACCATATCTTTCCATTGATGAGAAAGAGTGGGAGTATATTAAGAAAACATTCGATAAAGATGATGTAAAAGAATCTTTGGCTAAAGTCGCAATGACTTATGAGATACCTTATGCTGAAATTTCTGAAGAAGATGCCTTAAAAGATTTGAGAAAACTCAAAGGTATGAGACATAATGAAATATTAGTAGAGGGTGAATGGTTTGCTCGTGAGGGTTCCGAATATAGATATGATTTAACATTCGAGGGTAAACAACAATACTTTAGAAGAATCAATACAGGAAATAGTGCTAGTAATTATTTCCAACAAAAGAATCGATGGAGTGTTGATGGTACAATTGCACCTGGTCCTGAACGAACTTGGGGTAGTGAAAAGTTTATGACGAGTTTAATGGGTGCGGCATATACATTAAAGTTACCAAGTATAAATCGTAATACATTTAGAACTATGATTGGATTAAGAAAGTATATTTGTTCTCAATTCAAACCAAATGTTGCCAAAGTATTATATGATAAATTAAATAGTAAAAGTATTTTAGATTTCTCTGCAGGTTGGGGAGATAGATTGGCTGGATTCTATGGTAGTGAAACAGGTGAGTTTTATTTGGGGATAGACCCGAGAAAAGAAAATCATCCTATCTATCATAAACAGGCAGAGTTTTATGAGAAACATAGAACAATGTTTGAAGTTGATAAAAAAACTTTATTCATAGAATCACCTGCAGAAGATTTTGAATATAAAGAAAATATGTATGATACCGTATTCACATCACCGCCATATTTTGGTGTTGAGAGATATAGTTATGATGATACTCAAAGTTGGGTTAGATATAAAACTATTGATGAGTGGAATGAAAAGTTCTTACAGAAAACATTGAAAAAATTATGGTGTTCTGTAAAGAGTGGTGGATATATATTAATAAACATAAGTGATGTTTACGCAAGTAGTGGTGCAAAACAAAAGAGATTAAATTCAAATGGAAAACAATGGTTAGAGATTTGTAATCCTATGAATGATTTCTTAAGTACCTTTAGTGATTCAGAGTATCAAGGTTGTATTGGTATGGAAATGGCTAAACGACCTAATAGTGGTGGAGCAGGAACTGCTTCAGATGATAGGTTCACCGAAGAATCATTAGAACTTGCGGAACAAACAAAAGAGAAAACATTTTGTGAACCAATTTGGATATGGAAAAAAATATGAGTGAAATAAAAAATTCTTTATGGGTTGAAAAGTATCGGCCTTCTTCACTTGACAACTACATAGGTAATGAACACCTAAGAAGTAAAGTCAAGTTATACCTTGAGAGTGGAGACTTACCACATCTTCTATTGTTTGGAAGAGCCGGTACAGGTAAGACCACTCTCGCAAAACTACTCGTTAATAATATAGATTGTGATTATCTATATATCAATGCATCTGATGAAAATAGTGTAGAGGTAGTTCGTGATAAAGTTAAGAACTTTGCTTCAACATTAGGTTTCAAAGATATGAAAGTGATTATCTTAGATGAGTGTGATTACATTACACCAAATGCACAAGCAGCACTTCGTAATCTTATGGAAACATTTTCACAAAAATGTAGGTTTATCTTAACTTGTAATTATGTTGAGAGAATCATTGACCCAATACAATCAAGGTGTCAATCATTTCAGATTATACCACCAGATAGAAAACAAGTTGCAGTTCACTTATCTAACATCTTAACTCAAGAGGGTGTTGAATCTAATATTGATGATATTGTAACAATAGTTAATGGTGGGTTTCCTGATTTAAGAAGAGTGATTAATGCTGCACAAAGACAAGTGGTTGATAACAAGTTAGTTATTGATGAGGGTATGAGTATTCAGAATGATTATAAGAACCAAGTATTAGAAATCTTGAAAACACAAGATAAAAAGAATTCGTTTAAAAACATTAGACAACTATTAGCAGATTCAAAAGTAACAGATTTTTCTGATTTATTTAGATTGTTATTTGATACCGTAGATGATTGGGGTAGAGGACATGTGGCAGAATGTATCTTAATATTAGCTCAGTATCAACAAAGTGATTCTGTAGTTGTGGATAAAGAAATCAACATCATGGCAATGTTCGTTGAGATAATCGGAAAGGTAAAGTGAGAAAAGGATTTTGTGTAGCACCATTCAGAAACGCAGAATTTTTTCATGATGGGAAAGTGTGGCAATGTGTATCTGGTGAATGGAGTGAACAATCTAAAAAATGGAAAAACGCTTGGATAACTTGTGGTCCAAGTGGTAATTCATTAGAAGATAAATGGGAAGATATTTGGAACGGAGAAACATCACAAAAACTTAGACAATCAATGCACGATGGAGATTTCAAGTATTGTGATTCTACTGAGTGTGGATTTTTAAATCGTTGGTACAATGATGATGTAGATGAAACCATTTACGATAATGGATACTTTCCAATTTATGATGAATCAACATATCATAAGTTATGGAATGCAAAAGAAATAAATCCAAATGGTGAAGAGAAATGGAAACAAATCATTTCAGAGAAAATGGTGAAGTTACCGTGGGGGCCAGAATGTGTTATATTCTCTCATGATAGAAGTTGTAATTTAAAATGTCCAAGTTGCAGATTGGATTACATACAAACTGAGGGTAAGGAAAGAGAGAAATCTGAAAAGATACAAGAAATAATTTTATGTGATGCAATGGATAACGCGAATGAGTTATACATTACAGCAAGTGGTGATGGATTTGGTGGTAAGTTTTGGAGAAATCTACTCAAATCAATCACAATGGAAAAATATCCTGATACAAGAAATCTACATCTACATACAAATGGAAATGGATGGACAGAGAAAAGATGGAATCAGTTAAGTAATCTACACGAGATTCCAAGAATTACTGCAGAAATCAGTATTGATGCATGTACAAAAGAAACCTATGATAAAATTAGATTGGGTGGTAATTGGGATATACTACAAGAGAACTTACATTTTATATTTACAAAGATACCTAATTTAGATTTTGTAAGAATGACATTTGTTACACAAGATAATAATTATAAAGAAATGAAAGGTTTTATTGAAATGTCGGATTACTTTCAAAAACTAAACGGAATGAAAACAGAAGTAAATTTTATACATATAAACAATTGGGGAACCTTTTCAGATTTAGTTTGGAAGATTAAAAATATTAATAATGAAGAGCATCCAAACTACGAAGATTTTAGAAGTGAAGTAGATAAAGTTAATTCACTTCGAGAACATTATAATAACTTAGAAATATTCACAAACTTTTAAAGGAGTTACAAATGAGTGAAAATAGAAAATACCAAGACCCACCACAACCAGTAGATATTAGTGATACAGAAACAATAACTTGTGAAGAATGTGGAAACGCATCTTTCATACAATCATTCTTTCTGAAAAGAATATCTGCATTAATGAGTCCAAATGGTAAAGAGGCAATCGTACCAATACAAGTATTTGCATGTGGTAATTGTGGTTCAATACCAAAGAACATGATGAGTCAAATTCAACCGAGTGAATAGTGTATTACAAAATAGATTTAAGTAATTACACACCACGAGAAACTCGTATTTATTTAGAATATGATAAGTATAATTTCAGTCCATATCAATTAGAAGCCATTGAAAAGGAATTAGATAACTTCCAAGATTCATTTGGAAAGCCTTGGAAAGAGTGGGATATATCTGATTTAAAACATAGATTAGAAAATAATTTCACATTTTATTTAATCGGTAATGGTAGAGATGGATTACCACTTCCAGTCATTGAGGGTTGGGCATTTATTGATTGGAATAGAGAGTATCCACATTTAAATAATCGTTATGTAACACCTGATTTTAGAAATAAAGGATTGGGTAGTGATTTAGTATGGTTAAGGTGTAATGAAGTTAAAAAACGAGGATTAGATACTGCCACAATACACATGGCTCATTGGAATACACCAGCTCATAGTGTGATGAAAGAAAATATTTTTACAGAAATTGATGATATTTGATATTTATAGATGTGAAGTTTTATAGGAATTAAGGAAAAAATATGTCGACACAAATAACAAGAACAAAAGAATTTATTAATTACATCACAGGAAGTGTAGGTGGTTGGCCATCATTATCCAATGCTGCAATTCTTGGTGGTATGGATTACATTATAGAAAGTGGTTCCAACGAAGTAAAGTTTGTAGAATTTAATACAAACATAGGAATAGTTGGTAGTTCAGCAATACAGACCGGTAGTTACTTTGATGTAATATCAGATTATGCAAATGAACAAGGATACA